CGTTGTTGCAACGATCCGTCAGGTAACTGCGGCGGTACTGCGGCAAAGTTTCATCAGGGTCGTAAACTGCCAGATCAAGCTCCAGCAAGGTCGTCGCATTGTACTCGTACAACCGGCTCGACGTGTTGGTTGCCTGACGAATGACGCCGGTCAGCGATATGAACTTCTTGGTCGATTGAACGTACGGAAGAGCGAGGGTCAGCTTCTCGCCGTCGATCCACACGCCGCCAGACAGTGTGCGAATCCATTGCCCGTTCTGATCGACACCTTGCAGCGTGATGGTCTTGCCAACGTCAGAAGCGTCACCGGGATAGACTCGGATGAAGCTATTCGTCTCGCCGGACATGTCGCGGTAAGAAACGACGGTGCCACGATCCACAAGCTGCTTGCCGACGCACCCGCCATTGTTCTCTCCGAGCAATCCGTATCCGCTTTCCTGAAACTCGAACCATTGATTGCGAACCGTTCCGACGCCGCAGCAATCAGCCACAGACTCGATGGTTTCAATATGACGCGGCCAAGTGATGCACCCACCAACCGTGTGGATGGTAAAACGTCCGTACGCGCCTGCCCACAACCCCTTGTGCAGAAGCCGTCGGCACGCCTGATTGATGTAGTCGTAAACGCGAGGGTCATCAACGCAGACGCCGACTACACGGGCGATTGTCGAGCGAATGTCCTGAACGATTAGCTTCATTTGGTGTAATAGATTCGGCTCGTTCGCTGGATGAAGTAAACACCGTAGAACGGAGGAAGGTTGTTGTGGGCGACTCCACCTCCAGTGGATGAAGTGGCAACATTTGCCGTAGTGCCATACTGAACACCATTGGCTCCTCCATTGTTTGCATCCGCAGTCACAAGCGGGAAGAAGTTGTGAGTGTGAGCAGGTATCTCAGGAACCGTCAGCGTGTGCTGATCCTCGCCGACAATTGATGTGGCAGTTGCGGTTCCATTGACAGCAACCGCACCGCTCGCCGCAAAAGTACCAACACCGACCGGGAAGCGAGCGTCAAACAGCGTATCAACCTTCCACATCGGTCCAAACGTGTCTCCTGCCACAGCAGTTCCATCACCGCCGTCGTACGAAAGAAGATCCGTAGTCGTTCCGACAAAGATGCGGCGATCATATCCATTCGCTGCAACCGGATTTTTATAGAGCCAGACTCCTTGATCGTAAATCCACCACTGCCCAGTTTCATCAAGCCAAGGATAAATCCGATTATTGATCGCCGGAAACGTCGGTCCAAAATTAAAGAACGAGTTTCCAATCGTGCTGTTGAAAACGGCTTGCGTGCCTCCGATGATATCGTTGGCCAAGTTCTGGTAGTTCAACGGACAATAACTCACCGGAAGACTTGGAGGTGTAAGCGTGATTAGGGTTAGGTTTGGCATACTATTCCGATGTGTAGGTAAACGGGTTTACGTCGCAAGCATCAAGAGTCTTGCATCCTTCGAAAACAAGGCACTCGCCCACCGCAGGTTCCTGAACGTCGTAAGCGTGAACTCGGATGCTCTTGATGCGGCAATATCCCGTAACTGTCAGGCTCATTTGAACCTCGTACATATTTCGAGTCGGGGTGCTAATGCTCGAATTGCACGGGACATCCGATGGAGTCGGCAGGCGCATCTTCGGCCTGTACTGCGGCTGAAAATTGACCAGCGGACAAGCAGGTTGGCACTGCAAAGTTGTCGCGCATTCAGCCCAGTCTGCCCACTCAATCCATCCGGGGTATTGGTCGGGTCGATACTCGACATTGAAAGAAGCGTCTCCGTCCAACGAATCAATGAAGATGTCGCCCGAATCAAGCCGCTTCAATCCAAACGGAATCTCGAAGTTGTAGGCGCGAGTATGAACCAGCCACTGAATCTCCTTCTTTCCGTCAGCAATGTTGTTGTCAAACTTGTCACCCTTGCTGATTTCCCAAATCTGAATCGTCCCGTTTTCGCCGCGAGCAATCGAAAAGCACCTATCGCCGTAAACGCTCTCCGTCTTCAAAACCTGCAACACATCGAGTCCGGTCCAGATTCCTGCCCACGCGGGAGGAAACTTTTTCCGCATCGACGTAATCAGGTCAAAATCCAAAACCATCAACGCCTTGTGGATAACACCTTCGGCATTGTACCGAGGCTGTCCGGTCATCAGCAATCGATTGTCGAACACGACCGCAGATCCAGACCACAGAAGACTGGTTTGATCGTTCTCAACAATGTTCAGAATCTCGCCGCTGATCGGCGTATTCCCCGGATCAGTGAACGAACGACGAGCTATGATGAACGAGCGGACACCATCGACTGCGCGGTAGAACACGTCACCGTTGACAGTAATGGCCGACCTAGCACCAAGCGCACCGCTGGTTAGCAAGCTGATGGCCTGAATCGGGTAGTTCAGATTCTTCCATGTATCACGATCAACAGGAGCTTGAACCGAGAAGACGTATCGAGGGGTAAAAACTAGGAGCGGACCCTGCCCAAGCGACGTATCTGGATCGCCGGGGACGGCCATTGCAGTGATTCCTCCTGAATCCGACGGAACCGCAAAGTCTCCGCCTTCGTTGAGGAAGGTGTTCTCGGTTTCTTTGAGAACACTGGCTCGCGTGCCATCTCCATAAACAATGTCGGTTGCTCTGAATGAGAATCCATTTGCAAGCGCGTACCAGATACGTCCGTTGACGTAGGCCATTACTCTTCCGCACTTGATTTCGTCGGTGGTTGCGCGGCGCAGGCTTGATCCGTTGAAGATCAGCGGTGCGCTCTGACCGTCTTGAATGACGACAAAGTTCTCAGCCTGAACCATCCAGCCATCGAGTATGTTCGATGGGTTCTCAAGATTGGGCGAAGCTGAAAGGTTCTGAACGCTGTTCTGAAGGCAGTCGTAAAGCCACACTTTACCACTGATTAGCATCAGAATGAACGTCGCTCCGTTGTCGCCGATGTATGGGAGCGCACACTGGAACACGCCGGTCAAATTGCTCGAACCGTAGCACTCCTCGGAATAGCCGTCAGCCGTGACGTTGGTTTGATCCGCAGTAACGAGCGTGCTGTCTGCCGTAATCGACAAGCATACGTCGTAATCTTTCTGGATGAAACCGGGTCGAGGAGAAATGAATCCCTGCCGAAAGCTGGCATTGACCGCGAAGGCGACCTGATTCTTGTCCACCTCAGACGGCATCACACCAGCGTCAATGCCACCCTCAAAGGTGACAGATCCGTCCGTGTACCGCCGTGGTGCGCGTTCGCTCATGGCTTAAGCCTGAATCCGCTGGATGGAGAATGATGAGTTGACGTTAAACAAAGATGTGTTTGTTGCCGATGTTATAAAAAGTTCGTAGAAATCAGAAATCGACGCTTGATCTAAAACCTCTACAGCAACAGGAGGCTCATCTACCGCTGATATGCGGTATCCAACACTGTAAATAGGTGTTCCGTTCTTTCTGATTTGTAGAGTTATGTCGTAAACACCGCCAACAAATCCATTATGAACTATAGAGCTTAACCTATAATACCCAGAATTTGCCGCAACAAACCTTCCGGTTGCGGGAGTAAATCCTGATACCGTATCAATTCCAGAATAGGTTACTGACGGGTAGGTGGTCGAATTGAACGGGTTACTTGCAACGGCGCTCATTGTCGGCGCATTTGAAGTTACCCTCCGCGTAAACGTGACGTAAGTGAACGCTGCTCCGCTGGCCGTCGATGCAATGCTGATCGTACCAGCACCCGGCGTAATCGTGATATTCGAGCCTGCGGTCAGACTTGCCAGCGTGTATCCCGCTCCGTTGCCAATGAGCAGTTGGCCATTGGTGGGTATGGTTGATAGGTTCGTTCCGCCTTTTGCAACCGGCAACACGCCGCTGATATCGCCGACAGGAACCGTTGCGACGGTCGATAGAAAACCAGATCCGCTCGACCCTTGGGTCTTGAGATAACCAGATGAAAACGAATTAAGGGCTGTCGCGCTTGGAACCGATGCATCGGGAGTTCGAACAATGTACGTCGCTGCGGACGATGCTCCACCGGCCACACCAGCCGCACCCGTAGCGCCAATTGCACCCGACAGCGTGATAAGTGAACCAATAGGAATCACCGTCGTAGGAATCGCATTTGGGATTCCGAGAACGCCTGCAAGTGGGTTTTGTAGGGTTACCAGCAAACCGTCTACCGATGTAACCTGCAAGTAGCCGCATCCCTGAACCGATACAAAAAATTGTCCAGCAACCGATTCTGGAAGAAACGAAGTGTTTGCAACCGCAACGACAACCGATGCTCCAAACGTCGGAACTACAAACGACGCGGTCGTATACGAGAACGCATTTTCCCCGTTCGCGCCGTTTGTTCCGTTAGTACCCGGATCACCCTGTGGTCCGGGGACGTTCACGACAACCGGAACGGTATCGCAAGGCTGGCAGCAGCCGGTTGAAGAAACAAGTTGCGACGGCATATTTTTCCTTTGCCAGACCGTCAAGTCCAGC